ATTCAGTCTATGCGAATGTTATCACAGTGTTCTCTAGCACCCACTTTACCTAATGCAATGGAGTTCTATGGTACAACAATACCATTGTCCGATGTTATTCCACACAATCATGTTATCACGCGTAAAGCTGATGATGTTTGCAAAGTGGATATATTAGGTGCTCATGGTTTAGGACGATCTAAGTACATTACAAGCGTTAAAGCTTTTGGACATGATGAATTCATAGAGAAACATTTGGCTATTCCTAATAAATATGGTATCCCTAATAAACAGACACTCGAGGGTGAAGGGATCTCCATTAAAGGGGAATTTGCTAGAGATTTTTCACTGATCTCAAACACTTCAAGTTTGCTTGTTGAAGATATCCTAGATGCAGCAGTTGACGATTATCTCTTAGATATTAGAGATACAGTTGATAAGAGCGATGCTAAATTAGTCACGGAACTTGCTGTGTATGAGCTTAGTGTAGTTGTTAATGGTGTTGATGGAATGCCTGCTGTCAATGGTGTGGATATGCACACGTCCGGAGGATTATTTAAGGCTGGTAGCAAACTCAAATATGCTTATTTGTCTGATGAATATTGTTCACACAGTGATGTGTGTTACGAGTTTAATGATGATATAAAAGAGGAAGTCGAGAGACTGATTGAGCGCTACAAGCGTGGAGAGAGAGCCCTGACACCATTTAAAGCTTTGTTCAAGGACGAACCTTATAAAATGGGTAAAGGGAAACTCAGAGTGATGAGTGCATCAGATGTATCATTCACTTTGGTTGTTAAGATGTATTTCCAATCTCTGGTGAGGTTCTTTTACCACCACTGGATGGATACGGAAGTTTGTTCAGGAATAAATCCTTTTAGTATAGAGTGGGAACAGTTAGCTGTTAAACTCAAAACAAAAGGTAAGAACGTGTTAGCTGGAGATTTCAGTAATTATGATAAGAGGATGTCTTCTCAGATGATCCTCAGAGCATTTGATATCATGATAGCTTTAGCACGCTATGGAAACTACTCTCAAGAAGATATTAT